GCTTCGGTACAAATGACTTGACTCAGATGACCTTCGGTTATAGCCGTGACGACATCGCAAGCTTCTTGCCAAGCTACTTGGAGAAGAAGATTCTCGATGTTGACCCATTCCAGGTTCTCGACCAGAAGGGTGTTGGTCAGTTAATTCAAATGGGTGTTGAGAAGGGCCGCAAGACTCGCAAGAACCTCAAGTGTGGTATCTGTGGTGAGCATGGCGGTGAGCCAAGTTCTGTTAAGTTCTGCCATCGTGTAGGTCTTAATTACGTTAGCTGTTCTCCATTCCGCGTGCCTATCGCAAGACTTGCTGCGGCACAAGCAGCAGTGGAAGAAATGTAGTATTTTACTAAAAGTCAATATGTTAGGCGGTATACCACGTGTTTACGTAGGTGTTCCGCCTAATTTGCATAAGGGAAAAATGTTCATTTTTCACGCTTTGTGTGCACTTTTGAATAGTAAAACTTACCAAAACTTACAATACGTGTGTAAAGGAGTACTTACCATCAACTTACCAAAAACAACAAACTTTTATGGCAATATTTAAGGCAGTAGTAAGAAGACCACGCAAAGATGGCTTCTGGCAGGTATATATCAGAGTAGGCGTAGGCGTAAAGGTCGGATATATAACAACTGGCAAGTATGTAACAAGTAAGGGGCTTAGTAAGACGAACGAAATTACAGACCCATACGTTTTGCAATATTGCTCAAGTCTGATCATTGAGTACAACGATAGACTTAACAGGGTGAACACATCAAGATGGACAGTGAAGCAAGTGGTTGATTTTTTACGCACAATGGACTCTGACTTATGTTTCAGCGAGTACGCACACAAGCATATTGACAGAATGGTTGACAGGGGGCAGCAGCGCAATGCACGCAACTACGAACTTGCGTTGCAACATCTTGAACGTTTTGCTGGTACAACCAAAGTCATGTTCTCTGAACTTACTTCTTTGTTTATTAATCAATGGATAAAATCTCTTGAAACAACAAAACGTGCGAAGGAGATGTACCCTATTTGTATTCGTCAAGTTTTTAAGGCTGCTCTTGTAGAATACAACGACTACGATAATAATCTCATCAGAATTAAATCAAATCCTTGGATGAACGTTGAGATACCTAAGGCAGACAGACCTGAGAAGCTCGCTATAACTCCCGAAGCATGTCGAGAGTTCTTCTTTTTCCCTCTTCCCGAGAGCAAGATGGCGCATCCACTTGAAGAGTTAGGACGTGATGTTGCTATGATTGTTATCTGCCTGGCAGGAATCAATACGGTTGATTTATTTCACATGAAGAAGACTGATTATTACGATGACATCCTTCACTATCAGAGAGCAAAGACTAAGATGTTTCGCACTGATGGTGCTTATATGGAAATGCGTGTTCCAGCTATTTTGCAGCCTTTATTTGAGAAATACAAAAGCACTGACGAGGATGATGAACATCTTTTTTGTTTTGCAAAACGGCATACAACATCTGACAGCTTCAGCGCAAATGTAAACATTGGTATTCGGCACCTTTGCGAGGCTATGGGAATCGATAAAGATAACGATTATTCTGTTTACACTTTCCGTCACACCTGGGGAACTATAGCACAGAATGATTGTAATGCAAGTATTGAAGAAGTTGCATTTGCAATGAATCATAGTAGCGCTCACAAGGTAACACGTGGCTACATCAAGACAGATTACTCGCCTGCATGGGAACTCAACGAAAAGGTCATTGATTTTATTTTCTTCTCTGATAAACCGTCACGACGAGAACAAAAACCTAAAGAAGAACGTTTTAAATTGTCATACCGTTACCAAGTACATGGAGAAGCATTTTTTCAAGGACGTAAGTTAGCCGAGATAACTGATGTCGGTTTTAACAACGTTGACGAAGTAATTGCAAAACTTGTTGCACAGCTTCCTGATGACATTCCCAATCGTTCAATGGTTATTTTCAAAATAGAAAACCAAGACAAGAAACAATCTGTTGTTTACGAGCGGATGAAAGGCAAAGGTTTCTAATTCACTTTTCAACCTACAGAAGGACTTTCTTTTGTAGGTTTTCTTTTTTACTTTCATTAACAAAAAGAATATGTCCCTCGCGTACGTATACGCGCGCGGTAGATGTATATTATTTATTTTACTTTACTTTGTGCACTTTTTTCCGAAGAAATGCGTTCTAAGTGGGATTTCTTCCGAAGAAATGCGTTTCAAGTGGGATTTCTTCCGAAGAAATGCGTTTCAAGTGGGATTTCTTCCGAAGAAATAAATTAACGTTCGTTTACAATAATACTTTTTGCTATAAAAACCATCTTCCCGATGCCAAGAAAATGGTACAACTACGACATATAGGGAGCATTGTAAATGATGTAAAAACACCAAAGTGCGACATATAGGGAGTGTTTTTTAAATACTTGTTGTTGAATTAGTTACAAATAAAAAAGGGACTATTCTCGCGAACAATTCCCTTTTAACTAAAACAAATCAATTCAATTAATTCAACATTTAAATAAAAGCGTTTCTATAGTAGTTTTTTGTAGATTCTATTTGCCTCCACCAGACAAAGCGATGAGTCTGTCTTCGATGGTCTTCTTCGTCTCTGTTGCAACGTCAAGAGTTGTTGCCTGTAGTTTTGGAGCAATATAAGCTGTAAACCTCTCCATTGCTTGTATACGTTCTTTAGGTTCAAGACTTGCTAAGTCTTTTTCAAATAAGTCAGAGTCATAGTAACTGCCAGTGACATTTGCAAGAATACTTCTTACTTTCCCCGAAACTTTATTTGGAGTTCCTGCAACACGACCGCCTGTCTTCGCTATTCCTTTAGGTCGTCCTCCTTTCTTCTTTTCAGTAGTCATATTATTTGGTGTATTAAAAGTTAAACTAACCATGCAAAAGTAATGTGTTATTTTCGCAGAAAATAGATAACTTTTAATAGACAACGCAATATGGGATTAATCGGAGCAGCAATTGGTGCCGCAGGTAGTATTTTTGGAGGTATCAGCGCATCAAAAGCAATGAGGAAGATGAAAGCCAATGTAGAGGCGCAGAAAAAAGCCAACCAAGACTGGTTTGACAGACGTTATAACGAGGATGCAACGCAGCGTGCAGATGCCCAGCGCATCTTAACTATGACAGAGGAAAGTATTAAGAATCGTAACAAAGCAGCAGTAGGGGCACAAGCTGTCATGGGTGGCACTGAAGAAAGTGTCGCTGCAGCTAAAGCGGCAAACAACAAGGCTCTTTCGGATGCAACCTCGCAGATTGCGGTTAATGCAGAGCAACGTAAGGATTCTATAGAGCAGCAGTACCAACAGCGTGATGCAGACCTTACCAACCAGCTCAACGAGATTGAGCAGAATAAGGCTAACGCTATTGGTCAAGCTGTTCAAGGTGTTACTGGTGCTGCTGGTAGTCTTCCATTCTAATTCAGATATAAGAATATGAGTGCTATAAATGATATTTTAGGTAAGCCTGCCCCTATGTCACAGCCGCCACAGCCTGCAAGTCCAGCTATAGGAGTGAAAACGGAAACAGCATTGGGTGCTGCAGGAGTAGCGCAGCAGAGAGCTGAGAATGCCCACTTTAGGGAAAATAGGGCTGTTCCGACAACTCAAGCAGGAAATATTAGTGGTAACAACACCGCACCTTCTGTTTCAGTTCCTATTGCTCCGAGCATTGAACAGAGTGTTGCTGCAAAAGGAGAGGAGAAAATGATCCCTGCAGCAGCACCTATCCGTATGTCTTATGTTGATATGTTTACAAAGCTCAATCCGTATCAACCTCCAACACAAGAAGAGTTAGCTAACGAACGGAAGAAAGAGAAACGTGAGAAAGTATTCTCTGCAATTAGCGACGGTATATCAGCACTCTCTAACCTTTATTTCACAACAAAGTATGCTCCTAACATGTATAGGCATGAGAACTCACAATCTGCTAAGACGGAAAATAAGTGGGAGAAACTGCGTGCAAACAGAGATGCGCAGCAAAATGCGTATATAAGAAATCTTATGGCAGCAAGGCAGGCTGACGACGAAAGAAAGGATAAAGATAGAGCTTGGATGCGGCAACTTGGTATAGACTTGTATAATAAAGGAAAAGACGCTGCAGAATTCCAATACAAGAAAGATCGTGATGCAACTAAGGATGCTCAATGGCAAAAAGATTATGACCAACGAGATAGTCAGTTTACTCAAGGTATGGTGCATAAAGGAAAAGTCTTAGCGGAAACAGAACGTGCACACAAGGCAAGCGAGGGATTGAAAGGTGCCCAGATAGCAGAAACTGGTCGTCATAACAAAGTAAGCGAAGCACAAGGCGCTGCAAGAATTAGTCAAGCAGAAAGCCATTTTAGAGCAACACACAATGCTGATGGCACGACTAAGGGCTCTGTTACAGATAAAGGCGCAAAAGAGACAATTAGACTCAAAGATGGCAATATTTATGCCTATTCAGCAGACAGGAAAGGTGCTCTAACCTCTCTTGCACCATCAATGGTGAAAAAAGCAAAGGTAGCCGCAGAACGTTATCGTAAAGCAGGTGACCGTAAGACGGCTCAACATTACAACGCCATAGCGGAACAGTTGGAGAAGACGCAAAGTAAAGACGGAATTGCTGCAATTGTTGTTTCTAATATAGGGGACTTCCCTTCTATGGATAGTGAAGTTCGTAGCGTGTTAGGAATGACAAGCGCATCACCGTCTAAATCAACTTCGACAGGAGGTTTCAATGCAAACAATTATCGTCGTAACAGAACAAAGCCTACGGCAAAGCAAACCACAACAAATAAACCACCGTTAAATTAATACATTATGCCAAATAAGGTAACATACACTATCACAACAGCTGACGGCAAAGAACATCAGGTATCTAAGGAAAATGTCGATAAGTACGGTATTCAATCGTATGCAGATGCATATAAGGGTGCTACTATCCGTATGCGTGATGCACAGAAGGGCGATTATGACATTCCTTTACAGCATTTCGATAATGCGAGAAAGCAAGGACTTCATGCTTTCTCGCTTGAGCATACGCCTGTTCAGAAGCAGGCTGCACCAAAACCTACACCTACTTCAACAGCAAAACCAACTCCAAGCCCAAGTGTAAACCCTCGACAGAGCACACTACAAGGTAGTAAGCCGCTTTTGTCAGACTCATTTGGAAAAGGAACTGGAACAGATTTCTTAAAGTCTAAGCCTGTAGGTTATAATCTTTCAGAAGAACATCGCAATGAAGTTCTTGGAGAGCAGGCAAAGCGTAGTGCTACTCCATCAAACCCACATGTACAGCGTGCTGTTCAGTTAGGGAATGAAGCTAAGGCAAAACGTGTAGAGCGAGAACAGAGGCGTTTTGGTAAGACGACAGTTGTCAAAGCATTTGATGATACTGTGCATGGTGACAAAAAAGCTGCAAAGGAGTTGGGCATGCCGCAGGTTATGCAACAGAAGAAAGACGAGATTGATTACATGCAGGCAACAGGGAAAGAATTACGTAACCCTGTTGATGCTGGATTGACATACGATGAAAATGGAGATGTAGTTCATTCCATGTTTGCTCCAACTGTAGCACGTGATGAGCGTGGAAACATCGTTACAAATGAGGCTGGAGAGCCTCTTGTAGGGATTTCGTCAGATGAAGCACGTGCAAAAGCATACGGAGATAGTGTACAGACAGGTATCGAGGCACAACGTGAAAAAAACAAGGTTGACAATCTCTACAAAGATGCCGTTGAGAGTGTAAATGATGCCTTTGACGAAGATTACAAAAAGAAAGAGGCTTTCAGAAAGCAACATCCTTTCTTGGGAGCAGTAAGTGATGCACTTGAGGGATTTAGCAATCGAGGGAATGCCCTACAGTATACTCCAGAAGGTGCCAAGCCGGGGCTTGCTGCTCTTGGCATGTTGTCGAAAGCTGCGATTGCAAAGAATAACGCAGATAGATATGGAGACGCTGGTACTCTAAGCCGTCTCTATGGTGGTATCATGGCAGGTTTGACAGATGTAGACACATACGATTTTGGAATAACAGACACATTCAATGCTGCTAATCTTTATCGTGCTGCAAAGAACTATGAAGAAGGTAAAGCTACCGCCAAAGACAAGATACTTCTTGATGCAGCAGCTATTGCCAATAACGTCCAATCAGAAGCCTCTGATAAACTTGGCGGTGCATTTGGAGCAGGTCAGAACCTTGTCGGTACTATTGGATTCATGGCACAAATGGCTACAAACCCAGCCTCTGGGGTAGGCAAAGAAGCTGCTGCAAGCGTTGCTAAAACTGTTGCAAAGAGAGCACTGCAGAAGTTTGGTAAAGGAGCAATAGCAAAAGCCGTCACAGGACTTGCTAAGGGAGCAACACGAGTGGGTATGGATGCTGTAGAAGCAGGTGTTGTTACGGGTATGTATAGTCCAACAAAGATAGTAGGCGATTATCTTAATCGAAAGACAGGTGATGTACAATCGGATGGTAAGGGCGGTTACATCTTCCAAAACAAGGAATATAGTGATGTAAAAGCACTCGCTAAGGCTATCAATGGTCAATACGCTGAGAATATCTCTGAAATGTGGGGCGAATATCTGCCTGGTGTTGGTAAGGTAAATGCAGCCATTGGTCGTGGTGCACGTAAGATTGGTTTAGGAAAGGTTGTAGACGCCTTTGAGCACATGAGCTCATCTAATTGGGCAAAGACTTGGAAAAATTTCCAAGAAAGAACCAAGTGGAACGGAATGGCTGGAGAATACTTCGAGGAGGTTGCAAACAACCTATACAATGCTGTTACCAATGGAGACATGACACTCGACACAGACCCACACACAGGAGTGTTCAACCCAAAGATTAATCTTGATACGTTCTACAGTGTTGCTCTGATGAGTGGTATAATGAGCGGAGTTAACACAGCAGGTTATGCAAGAGAACGCTACAAGGCACCACACGAGCAGCGCAAAGCAGATGCACAAGCCCGTTCTGTTTTTGGTGAGCGTTGGGATGAATACAAGAACGCTATTGATAACGCTGATGAAAAGCAGATAGGTAGTGTAATGGAGAAAATTGGCAGTGATAAGTCTTTGTCAAGCGCTCAGAAAATTGCAGCCTTACAATATCAATATCGTACAGCTGTTGTGCATGGTGTTAACGCACAAGACACAAAGAATAAGCTGGAGGGTCAATTTAACGCAATGGACGAAGCCTACAGTATGGGCTATAACTTGCAAGATGAAAAGGAACTCAACAATACAGCTATTCTTTATGACGAGGCAAAGAAACAAGCGACAAAAGCTACAGGATGGGGTGAAGATACCCTTGAAAGTATGATAGGCGAAGATGGCGGTGCGTCAACTTTAGCCTATATGAAGCATAGTGATGAGTTTAACGACGGACAGCTACAATCGTTTACCGACTATGCCAATGCACGTGCAGCCTATAATGGCATGATTCAGCGTGTGAAAGATGACATTGACACAAAAGTACACGAAAGCGAGCTTGTGGTAGACCAGCGTACTAACCTTGATACTGGTGCTATTCACCCAGCAACTATGAAAGTGGATAATAGACAAGTGTATATTGTCAATGGTAATGTTGTAATGCTCCCTGATGGTAGTGGTGTTGATCACGAACACTCTGATGATTTCGTTGTCTTGCGTGATGCCGAGACAGGAGAACTTGAAACAGCAGACCCTTCTGCAATCTTCAAGGTGGATGCACCTATTAACGTACAAGAGGAGAAAGAGGCTGTAGCAGATAATATCCGACAGACATTTGCACAGCAGCAGGCTGATAAGATTGACGGAAAATTAGAATTCAAGCAAGGTGATACCTATTCTATCATAGACAAAGAAGATGGTACGCAACACTCTTTGTCTATAATTGGTGATGCAATAGACGAAAAGACAGGACAGGTTAATCCTGAAATGGTGCTTGTTGATATTGATGGAGCTCAGCAGCCTATTCTGTTGCCAAAAGAACAAGTACAGCAGCAGGTTGATGAGGCACGTCGAGCAGCCGTTGCAGCAACGCAGGTTGTAGAGAACGCACCAACTACCAATACTAATAATACTTACAGCATAAACGATGAGGTAACGCTCTCTGATGAGAATGGAAATACTGTTCGTGGAAGTATAACAGCCCCTGAGAATGAAGATGGTAAGTTTGAAGTCTACACAGAGCAGCCCATTAATGGTAAGAAAGTAAATCTGTTTAGTGCAGAAGAACTTGATGCTATTACAAAAGCGCCTGAAACCGTTGCAGAAAATGCAACAGTTCAGCAGCCTCAACAGCAGGAAGAGACGGAGGAGTCTGTAGAAAAGGAAACTCCAAAGCAGCAACCAACAGCTTTGGAGCGTATCCCTAAAGACGAATCTGGTCAGCCTCTTTATGAGCAGACAGAACCCGAAACAGCATGGGATGCAATTGTAGAGCAGACGGAAGGTGACACGAGTATGGCGCAGACTGTTGTCGATGATATGGTGTCAGATTTGGAAGCTGGTGTAAAAAAGGCTGAAAAAAACAAAGCAAAGAGTGGTGGCAGCATTGCCGAGAAGATTGCAGCAGAAAAAGAACGTGCTGCAGTTATTGAACAGGCAAAGGCAACACTTGCACATTGGAGAAAGATTGCTGCTGTTAATCGTATGCGTGAAGCTGCAATACAAGCAGAGGAACAGCGCAAATCTGATGAAGTGGCACGTGTACGTAAGGAACAGGAAGAGAAAGAACGTGTAGAGCAAGAAGAAGCAGAACGTATCAAGCGTGAAGCTCTTAATGGTGTACCCGATTTTGTAGAAGATAAGGCAACCGATGCACGAGCAAGAGGCTACAGGCGTGTTAATGGAGATAAGGTAGATAGACAAGAGCCTATTAACGCAACGAAAGGTAAAGAAGTGCAGGTTAAATTTGATGATGATAACATCCCAACAGGACACGTTGCAATCATTGAAGCTAATCAGTTACAACCAAGCCATAAGAATGGGCAACGAAATCCACAGCACTTCATCGACGAGGCACAACCAAAAGAGCGTAAAGACGATGCAAGCGTAGGTGCAGCACGTAAGATTGCAGCAAATATTCGCCCAGAAGAAATTACATCGTCTGTTACAGCTTATACTGGAGCACCAACAGTGAATAGTCGTGGAGAGGTTATTCAGGGCAATAATCGAAGTGCCGCGCTTCGTGAGATGTGGGATAATCATCAGGAACAAGGCGATAAGTACAAGCAGTATCTTATTGATCATGCAGAATCATTTGGTTTAAGACCAGAAGACATTACAGCAATGGATAAGCCTGTACTTGTTAATATGCTCGATGTGAACGATGATGAGGCTATTTCATTAGGTCAATTTGTAGCAAGTGATACAGAAAGTGGAGGTACAGAACGTATCAAGCCTAAGAATGTTGTTAAAAAGCTTGGTGACAAGATGAAAAACTTTGCAAACATTCTTTTGCGAGCTAATGACGAGAATATCTCTTTTGCAGAGCTTGTTGATAGCAATGGTGTGGACGCTTTGAAATGGCTAAATGCTAATGGAGTGATTAGTCCAACACAGTATAAGAGTGCATTTGATAGCAAAGGCAACATTACAGCAGAAGCTAAGAACGACATCAAGGGTATTATGTACCAGAGTATCTTCGAAGGTGGTAATACACAGCTTGAGGAGATGTTTAACGCACTACCTGCAAAAGCACAGAAAGCAATTCTTGCAACGGCATATCGTGATTATGACAGCCCACAAAGCGAACGTATGATAGAGGATATTCAGGACTCTATCATGGCATATTATGCTCTATCACATGATAGCATGTTTATGAATGCAAAGAATCATAAAGATGCACGTATAGCTGTTGAAGCATGGAGAAGACAACTTGCTTTTGACGATGTTACAGGAGAAAGTTACCTTCCTGCAGAAAAATATAGTAACTTTGCATTATTGCTTGCGACTATGTACAAAGGCGATAATCAGTCACTCATACAGGGTACGTTCAATAAGATGTATGACCTTATACAAGGCACGCAAGAAGAAACTCTGTTTGAGCAGCCTGATAACACGCCACGTTCACTTGCGCAGGCAATCAAAGAAACATTAAATATAGAATATAATGGACAACAAGGAAGCAATGTATTGGCTGGCGATAATTCAGCAAGCCAAGAAGGGAGAACAGGAAGCAATGGAGATGCTACGTCAAGAGGACGAAGTGAGGGTATCGATGGGGCAGAAGCCAATCAAGGAGGAACTAAAGGAGATACTGGAAAAAGTAGAGAAGAAAGAGTAGAGAAATCTGATGATGCGGCGTATTCTCTTAGTAAACAGAAGTCTGACAATGGAGAGAACTTCTATCAAGACATCAATGGAAATATTGATTTAGCAAATATACCAGATGAGGTCTTTAATAAAATCAATAAACCTCAGGCACCTTTCCGTCTTACTCCATCTATGCTTAAACATGTCTTTGATAGGCATGGAAAGGAAATGGGGCTCTCTAAAGCTGACGATGCGATAGATTTCGTATTAGACGTGATAGATAATTTTGATCACGTACGTCAAGGAGAAAAGGGTGCAATCATATTCTCTATCGAAAATGGTAGAAGTCGTACAGGTAGACGTGCAGTAACAGTTCTATTGGATTCGTTAAGTGGAAGCTATTACGGAATAAAGACTTCTGGTTATGAAAGGATAGAAGGCTTAGCAAAAAGAACATTGTTATGGGAGAAGGGCGCGAAAGATACTTCTACTACAGGTGTTGCCCCTGCAAATGTTTCCACCGAGCAAGCTTCTCAAAGCAACGAGCAAGCTGGCAGCGCATCAAACCATAACAATGATTTCGAAGGCAAAGATAAACAATCTTCTGATACAAAGCAAGAAATTGTAGACAATTATTTAGAAAAGCCTACAAGAGATGCAGATTTGTTTGCAATGGCTGAACGTGTAGCGGAAGAGGATAAAGCTAAGCGTACACGTAAAAAAGAGGAAGCAAAGGTTGATACCAATCCGACTGAGGCACAGAAAGAAGCTGGTAACTATAAGAAAGGTCATATCAAGGTAGATGGTTTCAATGTCACTATTGAGCAGCCTAAGGGTAGTGTTCGTCGTGGCAAGGATGCAAATGACAAGGAATGGGAAACCGAGATGCATAACACCTACGGATACATTCGAGGTACAGAAAGCGTTGATGGTGATCATATAGACATCTTTTTGTCAGATAATCCAACAGAGGGTAATGTCTTTGTTGTAGACCAGGTAAATAAAGATGGTTCTTTCGACGAACATAAGGTAATGTATGGATTCTCTGATATGGAGAGCGCAAGGAAAGCATATCTTTCTAATTATGAAGAGGGATGGCAAGGCTTGGGCAACATTACAGAAGTTAGCAAGGAAGAGTTCAAGAAGTGGATTGATAGCAGTAAACGCAAGACAAAACCGTTTGCCGAATACTCTTCTGTTAAAACAGAGGGAGATGTTTATGTACAGCATCCTATTGAGGATAAAGGCAGCAAGCGTCTTGTATCTAATGAACGCTACGAAGAATTAAAGAAGCGTATGCGTTCTAAGTTGGGTCAGCTTAATTTAGGTGTAGACCCTGAGATGTTGGCTATCGGTGCAGAAATGGCAGTGTACCATATAGAGAATGGCGCACGTGCCTTTGGAGCCTATGCAAAGGAAATGATTTCTGACCTTGGAGACGCAATTCGTCCATATCTCAAAGCATTCTACAACGGTGCAAGAGATTTACCAGAGATGGTGGAGTTGTCAAGCGAAATGACTCCCTATGATGAGGTGAGTCGTTTCGACGTTGCTACAATTGGTAATGAGGGTGAGCAGTTAACGCCTTCCGCTATTGAAACAGCTGATCAGATTAACAATGAAGCAACAGTTGAGTTTAATGCAAAGCAAGAACAAAATAATACTAATGAGTTAGAAGATGTAGATAACGATGCGTATTCTATAACCAAGCAACACAACAACAAAAAAGATGTTGATATTTGGGTTGTACGTGGCAAGGAACGCACTGACAAGGATATTTATACTCAGCGCAAGCAGGTGGCAAAAGAACATAATGGTTATTACTCCTCTTTCCGTGGTGTTAATGGCTTTGTGTTTAATAGTGCAGAAGAAGCACATGCTTTTGCAGATGCAATCTTTAACACACATTCAGAAGAAAATCATGCGCAAATTTTGGAAGAGGACATCGTCAGTAAAGAGAAGACAACAGACCATAATGAGGTAGAAGAACCTACAGAATCATCAACCAATAGTAGGTTGCTTGCCCAATATAATGCGTTAAAAGAGAAGTATCCATATACAAAAATTTTGCTCCGTGTTGGTGATTTCTACGAGACATATCAAGATGATGCAAAAGATTTGTCTAAGACACTTGGTATTGTTCTTACCAAAAGGAATGATGGTGTTAATATGGTTGGCTTCCCATATCATACACTTGATACCTACCTTCCAAAACTAATACGTGCAGGCTACAGAGTAGCTATTAACGACAAAGATGAAACTGCAACTGCAAACGATACTCCTACATCTAATGGACTCGAAGGTAGGTTTACTTCTGTGGAGGATATAGAGGGTATCTTTGGAAAAACATTTGTTAATGACGAAACTGGTACAGAAATTAAAGTTGGGCATTTCACCTCCCCTTACAAGGTTGCTATTAAGCTAAATGGGCAGGTTTCTATTGAAGAATGGAGACATCTTGCAAAGACACTTAATAAAGAGGGGTGGCAGGAGAAAATAGTCCCTGATTTGCACGGCTTCAATATTGGTGACAAGGTGATGTATAAGGGCAAGGAAGCAACTCTTTATGACATCGACAGGTCTGACAATAACAGACCAATACTTGACACAGGTTTAGCACCTGTCATGTATGATGTTGCTTACTGGGAAGAACTCTCTCCTGTCACAAATTCAGAAGAAGCAATTGCTGCAAAAGAAGAAAAAGTAAGTACAGAGAAAGAAAAGCCAGCAAAAAAGAACAACTCAAAGAAAAAAGATGTATCTTTGGAGCAGCCTACCACAGGTGATTTGTTTGGTGGCTTCTTCGATGAAAACGAATCTAAATCACAGAACAATGAAGATAACCCAAGAACTCGAACAGAAAGTCGAAAAGGCAATGATGAAGTTTCGCAACGAGAATCTTCTATCAGCAGGTCAGTTAACGAAAGACAACTGGACACAAATACTGAGGAACGTGGGGCTGAGCGACAAGGAAATAACCGAGTACAGAGCAGAAATGCAGAAGAACGCAGCAGCACTGAACGACCCTCTGGACGCTTATCGAGATTAAACGTTTCTAATAATCATGCTGAGCGTGGTGTAGACTATGCGCCTACATCAGGCGATGCTCGTATTGAAGCCAATATCAAAGCTATTGAGTTGGCAAATGAACTTGTCGAGAGTGGCGAAAAAGCAACTCCCGAGCAAATGTCTGTTCTCAGAAGGTTTAGCGGATGGGGAGGTTTAGGCAAAGCCTTTAATCAAGCTTCATATAGCTGGAGTAAAGATTCTATCCCTGCTCGTCTACAGACTTTGTTAGGCGCAGAGGGTTACGAACAAGCTGTGATGAGCGCGAATAGTGCTTATTACACACCAGCGTACGTTATAGATACATTGTGGGACATTGCAAAGCAGTTGGGCTTTAAGGGTGGCAATATTCTTGAAGGCTCTGCAGGTATCGGTAATATTCTTGGTCTTATGCCAATGGATATAAGCGATAGTAGTCGTATTCAAGCAGTGGAGATAGACGGAACGTCTGGCAATATTCTTTCTTTACTTTACCCTGAGGCTAACGTTAATATACAAGGCTTTGAACAGACACGAGTTCCGAATGGAAGTGTAGACCTTGCGATTACCAATGTTCCTTTTGTTACAGGTCTTCGAGTAAACGACACAACAGGAGATGGCGACCTTTCTAAGAAGTTCCATAACATTCATGACTTCTGTATTGCAAAGAACGTACGTAAACTGCGTGAGGGTGGTATCGGTATCTTTATATCTTCAAATGGCACCCTTGATAGTTCACAGAAACTACGTGACTGGTTGGTAAGTGATGGCAATGCTGATGTCGTCGGTGCTTTCCGATTGAATAATAAAACATTTGGTGGTACTGGTGTTACATCAGATATTATCGTCATTCGTAAACGTGTTAATGGTCAGGTCTCGCCAAACGCAATCGATGTAAGCACTGTTACAGGTGAACGCTCGGTGGAATTCGATACTGGAGAAACAAAACGTGTTAAGGGTGTAGAGGTTCCAGTTGTTAAACATCTTTCGATGGACTACAACAAATACTTTATTGAGCACCCAGAAATGATGGCGGGAAAGATGGAGTTCGCTTTTGAGCATGGCGATAAATATCGTGCTACTTCAAAGGGACTTTATCCTACTAATGACAAGGCGCAAGATAAGTTGTTAGCAGACTTTGTTCAGTCTTTTACTAATATGAAAGATGAGGCTGCATCAACAAAACAAGACGTGGAGCCTATTAACGTCTATGAGGAACTTGGTAATGATGTCAAAGAGGGAAGCATGCTTGTAAACAAGGATGGTCAACTCTGCGTAGCTCAATTAGGTCAGGCAGTACCACTTAATCTTAACACGAATAAAGTTAAGGGACATACAAAAGAAGAATGCTTTAAGGCTTATACAGAAATTAAGCAGGCGCTTAATGATGTATTAAAGTATCAGACAGAGAATGAGGGTAACGAGGGGTTACAGCCTTTACTTGACAAACTGAATAAGGCATACGACTCTTTTGTAGATACATATGGACGCCTCAACAAGAATACTTCTATAGCTTTCCTACGCAATGATGTTGACTATCCAAACGTATTCTCCTTAGAAAAATATGAGGAAAAGGCTGATAAAAACGGAAATCGTGTAGAATCATTCCACAAGACAGACATTTTTAAAAAGCGTGTTGTTGAGAAGAGTGTGGAACCACAGCCTAAGAATGTTAAGGATGGTATTGTGGTGAGCGTTTACAAGTTTGGTAAAATAGATATCCCATATATCAGTAATCAGCTTGGGAAAACAGAGGAAGATGTTAAGCGTGAGATTATTGCAAGCGGATTAGGTTTCGAGAATCCTGTAAGCAAACAGGTTGAGGTGTCATATCAGTATCTTAGTGGAAATGTAAGGGAAAAGTTAAAACAAGCAGAAGAAAATAACGAAGGCGGAGAGTACAACACGAATATTAAAGCTCTTAAAGAAGTTGTTCCTAATAGCATACCTGCACATCTTATAGAATTCAACTTAGGTTCATCATGGATTGCACCAGAACTTTATGAGGAATATGTTAAAGATAAAACGGATGTTGATGTCAAGTTTACAGCAGCAGGCGGAACATGGTTTATGAAAGAGCCGCATTGGACGAACAATGAAAAGAATCGTTCATTTGGCGTACATAGCGACTTGTTGGGTAAACATGTTATGGGACATGAACTTATAGAAGCGGCTATCCAGAATAAAACTATTACAGTCTCAACGACACGTAAGCATTATGATGGTACATCAGAGACTATTACGGATAAGGAAGCAACACAAGCATGCTCAGGTCGTATAGACGAAATAAGACAGGAGTTTAAGGATTGGGCACGTAATAAAATGCAAAGTAATCCTGAAATGTCTGACAAGATAGAGCAGGTGTACAATGACCTTTTCAATAATTACGTACCTATTGATATCCCAAGTGAATACATCCCAGAGCATTTCGGAGGTGCTACTCATAATATTACGTTACGTCCACATCAAGCGAAAGCTGTTGTACGTGGAACAATGCAACCATTAATGCTTGCACATGAGGTAGGTACTGGTAAGACCTTTACGCTTATTTCCACAGCAATGGAAATGCGTAGACTTGGCACAGCGCGTAAGCCTATGATTGTAGTACAGAATGCTACAGTAGGTCAGTTTGTCGCAAGTGCGAAAGAACTATATCCAAATGCGAAGATTCTTACGCTTGAGGATAGTGACCGCAATGTAGAAGGAAGAAAGAACTTCTATGCGAAGATACGTTACAACGATTGGGATATGATTGTTGTTCCTCAATCAACCTTTGAATTTATCCCCGATAGCGAAGAGCGTCAGATGACGTTTATCCAGGATAAAATAGAAGAGAAGTTGACTGTCTTGGCAAAGATGAAAGATACAGACAAGTCTGGTCGTAATTTAATCACTCGTCAAGCGGAGAAAGAAGTTGAGCAGCTGAAAGAAGAATTAGCAGATTTGACTACTACACTTTCAAGGAAACGAACAGCAAAGGATGAGAAGAAACGTGCAGTTACAAAACAGAATACAGAGGTTAAGGCTCGTGAAATGCTCGAACGTAGAACTGATGAAACAGAGAATTTCGATGACATGGGAATTGACGCTCTGCTTATTGATGAAGCGCACGAGTACAAGCATCTTGGATTTGCAACTGCAATGCAGCGTGGTGTCAAGGGTGTTGACCCTTCATATTCTAAAAAGTCACAGGGTGTTTTCTTAAAAACGCAAGCCGTATTACAAAAGAGCCATGGGCGTAATGTCATATTTGCGACTGGTACCCCTATCAGTAATACAGCAGCTGAGATTTGGACGTTTATGCGTTATCTCATGCCTTCTGAAACGATGAAAGAGTATGGAATCTACTACTTTGACGACTTTGTGCGGAACTTTGGTAATATTCAGCAGATGCTTGAGTTTACAACCAGTGGAAAGTTCAAAGAGAATAATCGTTTTGCAGGCTATATTGATTTACCAGAGTTAGTGCGTATTTGGTCAAGTGTATCTGATACGGTTCGAACAAAAGACGCTGGTGGAGTCAGTGATAAAATTCCTGAGATGGAAGGAGGCAAAGCGCAAGACCTTTATCTTCCTCAAACAACAGCACTTCGTGGTATTATGAAATACGTCAAGGCAGAACTTGAAGCATACGACAAGATGAGTGGTAAGGAGAAAAAAGAGAATTCTCATATTCCACTTACCATGTATAGTATAGCTAAAGCAGCAGCTGTGGATGCACGATTAGTTGATGAAACGGCAGAAGACGACCCTAATAGTAAGACCAATGAGGCTGTGCGTCAGACTTTACGTTCCCTCAAAGAAACAGCTTCTTACAATGGTACTGTTGCTTTGTTTGCAGATGATTATCAGAATAAGACCAGTGGCTTTAATCTTTACGAGGATGTAAAGGATAAGCTTATTGCTGCAGGTATTCCTGAGAAGCAAATTGTTGTGATGAAGTCGGGAATGACCGTTAAGAAGAAATTGGAAATCTTCGATAAGGTTAATCGTGGTGAGGTACGTGTAATTATGGGTAGTACATTTACGCTTGGTACAGGCGTGAATATACAAGAGCGCCTACATACGCTTATACATATCGATGCGCCTAATAGACCTATGGATTATACGCAGCGTAATGGACGTATATTGCGACAAGGAAATATTCATAAGGATATGAATAAGCCTGTCCGTGTGCTTCGTTTCGGAGTAGAAGATAGCTTAGATGTTACTGCTTATCAGAGACTAAAGACTAAGGGTGCTATTGCTGAAAGTATAATGAATGGTAAACAGCTTATGGCAAACAGTATGGAGAATCGTATTCTTGAAGAGGAAGAAGACTCTTTTGGAGATACTGTTGCACAACTTTCAGGAAGTGAGTATGCTATGTTGAAGAACCAAGCAGAGAAGAACGTTCGTAAGTACGAAAGTCGCAAACGCCAGTGGGAAGCAGACCAAACCTATATTCACAATGCTAAGCCACGTCTTAATGGACTAATCAAAAAAGCTCAGCTTCAAAAGGAAGAGAATGAGAAGAATCTTTCACTTGTGAATAATACCTACCCTGATGGCAAATTTAAAGCTATCATTGTTGGTAAACATAAGTATGATAGTGTGGCAGGAATGGAGGACTTCTTCAAAGAGCATAACAAGAAGGTTAAAGAAGAAAGCGAAAAGGTTAAGAATGGAACCAATGCTACTTATGGAAGCACCATTAACGTTGATATTGATGGACTTACCTTTGCTATTCATACCGAGGTTTCTAAAGAAATGTCTTCTCAGGGTATTAATCTCTTCGCAAAGTCTACTCGTACAATGACCTATTCGCAAAAGGAACTTGGACTTGAAGATGTACCCGTAAAGGGGGCGTTGATGCGTAACGCAATTGAGGATATTACTGATAATATTATTACCGGTAATGATTTCAAGGAGAGTATAGAGCGAGCAACACAAAATATTGCACACTACAGCTCAGACTTAGAACACATCCTTTCAAGAGAAGGTAAACCTTTCGAATTCGAGAGTGAACTTGAAGAAGCTAAGGCGAAATTTGTAGAGTACACTGAAGCGATGAAGAAAGAAATGGAAGAAAAGGAAAAGAAGTATGCTGAGATGGATAAAAACATCGACGCTAATTCTAACCTTTCAAACATTGAATACGAAGATGGAAATTTTAGTGAGCTTACAGCAGAAGAGCCACTCTTTAATGTTTCTTCATCCGTCAGAAGTTTTATAGAGGGTAATTTGTTTAGCGAAGTAGATTTTAGTGATTCACCAAATAAGAATGTGAATCAAGCAATTTCTAAACTTACAGACGACGAACTCTTAAAGGAAATCGCTAAAGGTGATAGCAAAGAATGGAACTTCTACATGGAAGAATATGACCGTCGCCATAATAAAGAGTTTCAGGAAGCTGTGGAAAGGTACATAAACTCACTTGAGGACGAAAAGACCTCATTAGATACTGCGTACGGCTCATATGTCAATGTTGCAAAGAATTGGTCCAATGGCGGTTATCATACGACAGAACGCACTTTACTGCGTGCTCAACTTGATGCAATTGAGGATTATGTAAGTAAAAAAGAGAGCGAACAACTTTCAAGCGTAGAAAGCGAGGCTTACCACCAAGCCAAAGAGACTGTAAGAAAAGTGGGCTACGACCTTACACGTCTGCGTCTACGTCCTTTAGAAGAGGGCGAAGCTTGTCACGTGGAACGTAGATATACAGAAAGTAACGGTTTTAGTTTTACAGGAAAGGAGCATATTGAAAGTATTGAGGATATTGCATATATCTTCAAACAGCTTGAAACATCATCTGTCGAAAACTCGTTTCTGGTGTTGATAAAAGATGGAACCCCAACAGTCCTTCACCTCTCTATTGGCTCATACGCTACAGCCTTAGCTCCTATCGAACAAGCTATTGTGGCTGCTGATGCTATTAATCCAGATAAGGTGCTGTTTGTTCACAACCATCCAAGTGGAAACATATCTGCAAGTAAGCAAGATATGGATGTGCAAAAGAAGATGAAAGAAATCTTTGGAGGGAAAGTGATGCCAGCAATCATTATCAATACCACAAGTGGCAAATTTGGTATGTTCTCAGAAGACGGAAGGCTTGAAGATGGAAATATTCCTTTGCCTGATGAACATAATAATATCCCTATTAATGTATATCAGTTTAGTCAGCAGGTATTTGCAAAAGACTGGAACCCTGAGTTCGCTTTCAGAGCTGTAAGTCCAGAAAGTATTGCAGAGTATGTTAGTAGTCATCGTCTTGGCGAACACAAGAAAATGAGTCTTATTATCCTTGACCAAGCTGGTCATGTCACAGGAAACGTATTCCTTCCATGGACAAAGTTAACAGATGTAGATAGTCATAAGAATATTATGCAAATAAT